ATTCCAGATGCAGTCAATACTCCTCATAAAGGAGGTGTCGGCCATGAAAAAAATAGCATTGGAAATAACAGGGCGCATTGCATATCTAGGAATTGGAGTAGCAAGTGCTATATTAATAATGATGTAATGGCAGGCTAGGGGAGTATATCTCAGAAGATAATAAATAAATAATAAGGCTGGAGAAATGAATTCTCTAGCCTTTAATGTGTTATAATAAATGTGGATAAGTTAATTTTACTGACATTTTTACTGACATTTTAATTTAAAATTTTGTTAAAACGTTGGTATGGCTAATACTATAAGTTTAATATAATATAGTTACTAGATATATTAAATATGATTTATTAGTATTTAAATCGATTTATAATGTTTAAATATCAGTGTTTTTTGATTTATTTATTTTCAAATAACTTACTGACAATTTACTGACCAGTTAAGTTTTTACTGACAAAACTGACAATTTACTGACTTAGTATATTGTCAATTTTATCAACTGCTATCTTATCATTTTCCTTAAAAGCGTGCGCGTAGATTTTTAATGTAATAGATATGTCGGAATGCCCCACGCGTTCTGATATTGTTTTTACATCTACACCAGATGCAACTAACATAGAAACATGAGAATGTCTTAATGCATGTAGCTTTTTAAATTCAAGCCCAATTCTTTTAATAAATCGTTTAAAAGTAATATCTAAATTGTACGGATTATAATAATTGTTATTGCTGTTTATGCATACTGTGTCATATTCTTTTTCTTTCATTAAACCTTGTAACTTTAATTTATTTTGTCTTAATTTCTCTTTTTTTAGCATGTCAAAAACATGATCTGGCAGAGAAATTTTTCTTATTGATGATTTACTCTTTGGTTGCTTCATGATATATTTACCTTCTATGTATTGTAAATTATATTGAATTTTTATAGTTTTATTTTCAAAGTCTACACAATCCCATGTTAAACCTAAAACCTCACCGCGTCTTAGACCTCCATAGATTAAAAGCTTTATAGCATTTTGAAAATATATACTTTCACTTTCTAAAGCGTTTAGTATCTGTTTTATTTCTTCTATCGAATATATTTCTTCTTCGTGTGTTTTATTATTCTTTGGAAGGATAATAAAATCAGTAATCTTTTTATTTATCTCTTGTAATCTGTATGCTTCATTTAGTACAGCATTGCATAATTGCATTATTTTTCGTTTTGAGCGATAAGCTAAATCTTTTTGAAACACATAATTAACAAATGTTTGATATTTATTTACAGTTATGTCACTTAATTTCATATTTCCCCAATAAGGTTCGACATGTTTTTTTACGATACTTTTCGCACAAGCAATAGTATTTTCAGATATCCCTAACTTGCTATCGTAATATCGATAACAGCGATTTGTAAAAGAAATGTTACTCGGCAAAGCATAAATATCATTATTTATACTATTTTTAACTTCTATTAATTTTTTATCTGCATCTTTTTTATTTATAAAACTACCTTGCGACTTTTGTTTCTTTTTGCCAACTTCATCTATATATTCTACATATACATAATATTTGTCATTTCTTTTACGTATAAAACTACTTAAAATTTTTTTCATTGGTAACCCTCCTTATAAAAAAAGAGCAGCTGGTAAAACTGCCCTGATGTTTATCTATATTATTTCTATTTTATAACTTTTGTATTACTATCTAATTTCAAATATTGCCCTTCTTTTAATGTTATTAATTTACTTCCTGAAAAATAATCTGAATCCTGTAAGTCTGGACCACCTTTATAACCTCCACCTAAATTATTATATAAAGAATACCAGCCTTGAGCGTTATCGTCATCGCTTACTATTTCTAGCTTATATTCTCCTGGTTCTACATCTTTTCCAACTCTAAACATTCCGTTTGTAAGTTCTTTTTCATTAGAAAAATCAAATTTATCTCCTAATTCACTTGGAATATATAAAGTGCATTTATCTAATTGTAAGTATTGACCTTTTCTGACTTTTATATAGGTAAAGTTCTCAAAGGCATTAGAATCAATAGAAGATTCTATATCTCCTGTAGTATCTGTTGTAATATCAAAACTACCCATAAATTCACCTTCATTTTTTACAAGTATGTACTTACCAGGATCTAAATCTTCACCCACCTTAAATGTGCCATTTGTTAATTCTAATGAATAATTTTTAGTATCTTTAACATTTTCTGAACTTGCTTGAACTGAATCACTATTCGATTGAGAACTGCATCCAGTAACACTAATACACAACATAGCACATAATATAATACTTAATATTTTCTTCATAACTCACCATACTCCCTCTTTTTTATTTTTCTTAAATTGTAGCACATATTATATGCAACTATTAATATTTTCCAGTATATTTTTAAGAAATTATACAAAAATGATAATATGAAGATATTAATTTACCAGCAAAGGATAAAAAAGAGATATTCATTAGAAAAATTAGCAAGAAAAACTAATATTAGCAAAGCTGCGCTTAATAACTATGAAACCGAAAAAAGGAAGGTGAACATATTCCAGCTAGAAGATATAGCTAAGGCTTTAGATTGTAAAATAACAGACTTATTTAGTTCTTATTGGAAGTAAGCAGAAATTTCCGTCTACATATGTGGAAATTTTACTAAAATATTCCAAAAAGGTCGCATTAGATAGTATAATAAGACTATACAAAATATTTTGTAATTTACATATACTATATATCTGAAAAATAGTATATAATATATGTAAACGATTAATTAGAACATATGTTCTATGATTTAAGGGGGGAATAATCTGGAATATGAAAGAAAAATTAATAAATGCAATAAAAAATCACAAATTAGATCACAAACATTTAAATGAAGTTATAAAGCTAGCTAAAGAAGAATTAAATAAAACAAAAGACTAGGGATTTCCTAGTCTTTTTTTATTAGTCCAAATGCCATTTTAGTTATTAATTCAAGTTGTTCATCTGTTAATTGTTCTGCTAATTTAATAGCATCATGTTCTTTTCCTGACATATCTTCTAACGGTTTTTTATTATCTACACGCCCTAGCAGATAATCTGTGGTAACGTCAAATATATCTGCTAATTGTAAAAGCGTATGGGCATCTGGTACGCTTATGCCTCTTTCGTAGCAACCGTATGCTCCTTTTGTTAAACCTATTTTACTAGCGATTTCTTGTTGTGTATAATTATTTTCCTCTCTCAGTTCTCTTAATCTTCTTGCTAACATGTTTTTCCTATCCTCCATTAAAATGCACTTTATCTATAAATATGTTATAAGTTAATTATACTTATATATTCTCTATTTATGCAAATTTTCCTCGCCTTTTTGGAATAAAATCGAAAAATTTTAGTCAAAACACTTGACAGGCTAATTTAATTTGCTATAATGTAAGTATAACAAGTCAATAAGATTTGCTTAATAATTAAAAAATCTAATTAAATTCGATTGGAGGTGATTTGATGAATAAGCTAAGAGAATACAGAACAGAGGGCAATTATAGACAAAGGGACTTAGCTGAAAAAATAGGAGTAACAAGACAAGCATTTTCTTGTTATGAATTAGGAATAGCTAAACCTCCACTAGACAAAGCTAAGAAATTAGCCGATATATTTGGAGTAACAATAGAAGATATTTTTTTTAGTAAATCAGATGAATTAAATTCGACTAATAAAAACATTGACTAATAATATTGATTGAAAGGAGATTGAAATATGGATTGTATAAACGAAATGAATAACTTAGTAGCAAGTATAGATGTAAAAGAATATGAAGGTCAACCAGTAGTTAGCAGTAGAGAGGTAGCTAATAATTTTGAAAAGCAACACAAACATGTACTTGAATGTATAGAAAATTTAATAAAAAAATCTCCTTCAGCTATTAATTTTTTCATAGAAAGTAAATATCAACATCCACAAAACAAACGATGGTATAAAGAATATTTATTAACAAGAAAAGGCATTAAAGTTTTGCATGATAGTGTTAGAGTAGGTATATTCAAAAATCAACTAGGGCTTCTATATAAAAGAATAGGCGAAGACACTTCAGAAATCATAATGATGCCTGAACGATTCGAAACTATTTTCTTTGATAAATTAAATGATACATTATTAGCTTTAGGAATCGAACTTGAAACTCAAAAAAACGTATTAAATTACAGATTAGATGGATATATTCCACAATTTAATTTAGCTATAGAATATGACGAAGCTGGACATAGAAACACTTCAGCTAAAAAATCAGACATTCAAAGAGAAACGGAAATTAAGAAAGAAATAGGTTGTAAATTTATAAGATTAGATTACGAAAACACAGATGCTTTTAATATAGGATTAGTTATAAAAAACATATTCGGTTTATAGGAGGTAATATTATGCAAGAATTATTAGTTAAAAATATTGAAACAATACCAAGCTACGAAGTGGCAAGAATGATGGAGGTTGAACATGCTAAAGTTTTAAGAATGATAGAAGGAGATAAAACTCATATCGGAGTTATACCTACTTTAAGAAAAGCCCAAATGGGTGTTACAGATTTTTTTATAGAAAGTACTTACAAAGTAGAAGGAAATAACAAAACTTATAAATGTTATGAATGTACTAAATTAGGATGTGACATGTTAGCTAACAAAATGACTGGAGAAAAAGGAGTTTTATTTACTGCTAAATATGTAAAAAGATTCTCAGAAATGGAAGAAACTATAAAGAATCCATTTTCTGGACTAAGTAAAGAGTTACAGGCAATATTTGCAATGGATAAAAAACAACAACAAATAGAACGAAATGTAAATGAAGTAAAACAAGATCTAAAGAACTTCAAAGATAATGCCCCACTATTCAATATAGAATGTGATACTTTACAAAAAGCTCTAAGAGGCAAAGTAATAAAAGAATTAGGTGGCAAAAACTCTTTAGCATATAAAGATAAATCTATTAGAACAAAGATATATATAGATGCACAAAATCAACTTAAAAGGGAATTTGCAGTACAAAGTTACAAAGCAATAAAACGTTGTCAGTTAGAAGATGCCTTAGAAGTTATAAATACATATAAAGTACCAACAGTTTATAAGGACCTTATAGATGCAGTAAATAGACAGATATTACTAGAAAATGTAGTTATGTAGATGGGAGGTAACTAAACATGGCAACTTACATAAAAACAGAACATTTCTTCAAAAGAGAAGTAGAAGCAGTAAGTGACATACTAAGAGCTAGAGGTTTTAGAGAAGAATGGAGCATCATAACTCCATACCAAGCAGAAATAAAGATGTTCCACGTGTTACAAAACAAGTTTGCACTACTTAGAAAACAAGGTAATAACACAGTAGTAGATTATTCGAGATAGGAGGCATCATGTTAGCAAAATACATAGTAGTAAGTATCATATTTAGCTTAGGCTTCGTATTTGGAGCTTGGTGGCACAGCATACATAATTAGGGGGTGAAAGTATGGCAAGTGAATTTGAAAAGATGTTAGTAAGAAACATGGACCAAAGCGAACTACTTCAAACAATATCAGAAAGAATTGACTTAGTTGATATCATTGAAAAATTTCGTTATAGCGAAGACTATGCACCATGTGAATATCTAACAATAGAACAATTACAGGAGTATCTACATTGTGGCCGTAACTATGCTTTACAGGTAGCAAGATATGGACTTAGCACAGGAGAATACACAGTAAATCATATGGGGAGAAAGTATCTAGTAGACAGAATAAGCTATGACAAATATGTCAAAAGAAAACTAGGAAAGTCTTTAAAGGAGGTACTATAAATGACAAATCAAGAGTTCAGAGTAAAAACATTAGGTTTATTCGCTAAAGCAGAATTTATAAATGAAAATATAGATTTTGCTAAAGCTGAAATTAACTTATCTTTACAAACCAGTAAAGGTGAAAACTACTACATCATTTCAATATTAATATACGAATACAACACAAAAGTACACTACATCACATTTACAAGTGCAGCTTACAATGCACTAGACCTATTAAGAGATATATCAGACCTATTAGACAACTATATAGAAGGCATAAGGGAGGTGATATAAATGACTATTACCTGTTCGCCAGAATACCTAGATAGAGCAGCAAAAGATTATCCAGAGTTTACATTTTTAGAATACATAGCAATGTTACAAACTGGAAGATTAACAGAAGAACAAGAAGAAATGACATTAGAAGAAGCAAGAGAATTTGCACAAATGGAAAGAGACAGAATAGATCTAGAATATGACATGACACATCAATAAAAAGAAAAGTACCTCTCTAATGGTGACTAGGGAGGTACAAAAGACATATAATAAGTGTTCATTTATTAACGTTTAATTAATTATAACATGAAAATGGGAGGATTAGGAAGTATGAATTTATATGAACTTACAAGCAACTTTATAGAAGTAGATAGATTAATAAGTGACTATTTAGAAAATGGAGAAGAAGATTTAGCAGAAAATTTAGTAAAAGCTAATAAAATAATAGCTGATGAAATAAAAAATAAATCAAATGGTTTTGTATACGTTTTTAGAAATATAGATAGTCAAATAGAAAGCATAGACAGTGAAATAAAAAGACTTCAAGAGTTAAAAAAACAAAGACAAAACAAAGCTGAAAATCTTAAAAAGATGTTAAAAGACAATATGGAAGCACTTGGAGTTAAAAAGATGGAAACAGATTTAGGCAACTTTACTATAAGAAACAATCCAGGAAGTCTTATTATAGATGATTTAGAAAGTGTACCAGATACATATAAAGAAACTGTTGTAACAGAAACAGTTAAAGTTGATAAAAACACTATTAAAAAACTTATAAAAGGTGGTACAGATGTAGAAGGTTGCCACTTAGAAGTTGGAACAAGTTTAATTGTACCAAAAACTAAAAAATAAGGAGGAATAAGATATGACTAAAGCAGCACAAAGAACAAATGGAGCATTAGCACTTGCAGAATGCACTCTAGAAGGTGGACAAGTTTTAAACGTAGAAACAGTCAAGAATTATCTTGTAAGAGGTAACGGAGATATAACAGACCAAGAAACATTGATGTTTATCGAGTTATGCAAAGCTCAACATCTTAATCCATTCATAAACGAAGCATACTTAATCAAATTTGGAAGTCAACCAGCACAAATAGTTACTGGTAAAGATGTATTTGTTAAAAGAGCTTATAAAAATCCTAACTTTGAAGGAATGAAAGCTGGAATAGTAGTTTTATCTAATGGAGAAATGAAATACAGAGAAGGCAGCTTAAAAGCACCAAAAGAACAATTAATCGGTGGTTGGTGTGAGGTATATGTAAAAAATGTGAAATTCCCTGTTAGATCTGAAGTAGCTTTAGAAGAATATAGTAAATCACAAGCAACTTGGAAGCAGATGCCATGTGTAATGATTAGAAAATGTGCTATGGTAACTGCTTTAAGAGAAGCATTCCCAGAAGATTTACAAGGTTTATATGATAGCTGCGAAATGAAAAACGTACCAGATAAATTACCACAAAAAGAAGTTGTAATAGGCAAAGCAACAAGTGAGCAAAAGAGAAAGTTATTAGCAATGGCAGAGGTAAAAGGATTATATAGTCACGAAGATGCTAAAGATACATCAAAGCTTGAATATTTCTGCAGCAGTAACGGATATGACCTAAAAGACTTAAAATTCGAAGAAGTGGACGAGCTATTACAACTACTAACAAACTATGAACCAGTACAAGATGTAGAGTACACAGAAGAACCTATAGAAGAGGATAATGGACAAATAGAAGGACAGCAAGTAATGGATATGTAGCTAGGTTGGGGAGCAATCCCCTTCCTAGAAAAGTAAAGAAGGTGAATATTAATGGCAAAATACAGAGCAATACAAGTAGACTTTTGGGAAGATGGATTTGTATTAGATTTAACTCCAGAAGAAAAGTATTTCTATTTATATCTTCTAAGCAACTCTAGAACAACACAATGTGGATGCTATGAATTACCTTATAAGGTTGTAGAAATGCAAACAGGATATAACAGAGAAACAGTACAGAAATTATTAAAAAGATTTGAAGATTACGGAAAAACAAGTTACAACGAAGAAACAAAAGAAATACTTATAAAAAACTGGCATAAACATAACTTTTCTAAATCTCCTAAAGTGAAAAATTGCATTTTAAAAGAAATTGAAAAGATAAAAAGTAAAGACTATAAAGATTATTTATATAGAGTATGTATAGAGTATGGATACCCTATTGATACAGTATCTATAGACTATAAAAATAGTAATAATAGTCTAGATAAAGACTTAGATAGTCTATCCATAGACTCGGGGGAAAAAGAAAAAGAAAAAGAAAAAGAAAAAGAAAAAGAAAAAGAAAAACAAAAAGAAAAACAAAAAGAAGATACAGCATCTCCTGAAAAAAATGTAAGTAAGTTGGTAGGTAATGATTTAAAAGAATTTACTAACCTATTTGAAAAAAATATAGGAACGGTAAATCAATTAATAGCTCAATGGCTTATAGAAATGACAGAAACAATAGACAGAGATTTATTTGCAAGAGCAATAGAAATATGCACCGAAAGAGCTAAAACCAACTGGGGCTATCTAAAAGGTATAATCAACAACTGGACAAACAATAACATATACACAATGGAACAATTACAAGCATACAAATTACAGCAAGAACAAAACAAACCTAGACAACAAGAATCAGCAGAAAAACAAAATATGGACTTTTTAGACAGATTAGAAGAAAAATTTAAAGTATCAAATGGTAATGATGCAATAGATCCAAATTCGGAACGATATAAAAGAATGCTAGAACTAGAAAGAGAACTAGAAGGAGATGATTAGATGGATGCTGCTTTACTAAACAGAATAAAAGCTACTTTAGAAAAACATGCTCCAGAACCAGTAAAATATGATTGTCCTAAATGTGAAGACAGAGGATATATTTTTAAAATACAAGATGGATATGAAGTGGCAGTTGCATGTGAGTGTCTAGAAAAGAAACAAAGTATCGAGAAAATGGAGCGTAGTGGACTTACAGAAGCTTTCAAACAAAGAACGTTTAAAACATTTATAGTTAACAACGAATGGCAATTAGAAGCGAAGGCAAAGGCTATGGACTATAGTAAAAATTTTAAAGAAACAAAAGCAAGCTTGATTTTAACTGGCAATCCAGGCTCAGGAAAGACACATATTGGTGTGGCAACTATGTTAAGGCTAATAGAAAATAATACAGGATGTGTCTACAGAGAATATATATCAATGCTAACAGATTTAAAACAAACATCAATGGATGAAGAAGAATATATAAGAAGCTTAGAAAAGTACATAAATCCACCAGTATTGTTTTTAGACGATTTCCTAAAAGGCGAGCCTACAATAGCTGATAGAAAGCATGTATATAAAATAATCAATACTAGATATCTAAAGAGTATGCCAATGATAATTAGCACAGAAAAGAGCGTAAAAGAGATTCTAAACTGGGATGAAGCTATTGGCAGTAGATTAATCGAGATGTGTCAAGGCAACGTTATAGAGTTTCCTAGAGGACTTGAAAATAATTATAGATTACGTGGAGTTATATAAAATACTTACAAATAAATAGCCTAGAAGTTAAATCTTCTAGGCGAAAGGGGGATAATCAAATGGCACCAAGACTATCAGATATAGAAAAGGGAAAGATAAAAAGATTATATAACAAAGGTTATTCAATACTTGCTATCTCAAATGAACTAGATAGAAGTGATTGGACTATAAGAAAATACATAAAGGATACAAAACTTACTAAGGAGCCAAAAACAGTAGATTTGACAGGAGAAAGATATGGAAAATTAGTTGTATTAGAACTAGATCATATAGAAAGAAGTACTAGATACTGGAAATGTAGCTGCCAATGCGGTGGTACAGCAGTAGTAAGAGAAGGTAATCTGCGACACGGAATAACAAAAAGTTGTGGCTGCCTAAAGAAAGAAACAAAAAAACATGACGAGGTGACAGTTCAAAAAATAAAACCAAGACATAATAACGGTGGGGTATTCTTCTTACAAGCTGGAGAAATAAAGTTAAAAGGCAATTACGAAAGCGAGAAAAAATGCAGCAAAGTAAAAGAATACAAATTAAGTCCTGAGGAGTTGCAAGTCTATTTAAAAGAACTAGAAACAAAAAAAGTAAAGAAAAGGGGTGAATAGTAATGGAAAAAAATATAATCGAAGTGAAAAATATAAAAACTGGAGAAGTATTAGAATTTACAGGCCAAAATGCAGTAGCGAAGTATCTTACAGGTGTATATGGCAAGAAAATATACGCTGGAGCTGTAGCATCAGCTATAAGACAAAGCGTTCCGTATAAAAAGGAATGGGAAATAAATTTTATAAAAAATGCTAATAAAAAAATATGTGAGTATTGTGGAAAAGAATATACAAGTAATAGAGTAAATCAAAGATTTTGCAGTAATACTTGTAGAGAAGAATATCGTGCAGAAGAAAAAAGAGGACCAGCGATAAACAGTGAGGCGAAAATAACAAAAGACAAAGAAATATTAGTACATAAATTATATCTTATGTTAGCGCCATATAGAACAGCAAAATAGGAGGGAATATGATAAAGACGCAATTAATAAACGATAACTTTCAAAACTATAAAAGATATGGAATACCAAAGGCACAATTAGTAATAGCTGATATTCCATATAACGTAGGAGTAAATGCATACGGAAGTAATCCAGAATGGTATGTAGGTGGAGATAATAAAAACGGTGAAAGTAAAAAAGCTGGAAAGATGTTTTTTAATACAGATAATAATTTCAACATAGCCGAATACTTTCACTTCTGTAATAAATTACTTATAAAAGAGCCTAAAGAAAAAGGTAAAGCTCCAGCAATGATTGTATTTTGCGCTTTTGACCAAATACAAACTGTGATAACTTACGGAAAGAAATATGGATTTAAAAATAGTTATCCATTATTCTTTATAAAAAATTACTCACCACAAGTTTTAAAAGCAAATATGAGAATAGTAGGAGCAACTGAATTTGCAGTTGTACTTTATAGGGACAAGTTACCTAAGTTTAACAACAACAAAGAAATGGTTTTTAACTGGATGAAATGGGAAAGAGATGGAAAAGAATATCCCAAGATACATCCAACTCAAAAGCCTTCTAAAGTTATAAAAAGATTAATTCAATTATTTACTGATGAAGGTGATGTAGTTATAGATCCAGTAGCGGGAAGTGGGATAACACTAAAAGTAGCAAGAGAGATTAACAGAAGTGCATACGGCTTTGAAGTAGATAAAAAGTTCTATGAAAAAGCACAAAAAGAAATGCTAACAGTTAGTGACCAGTTATGTTTTATATAGGGGGGTAAAAATATGAACAAAGAAGAAATGGAAAGTGCTGTTACAATGATATGCACAGTATTAAAAGGATTATTAGAACAAACTGGATTATACATAGCTGTTGATAAAAAGACAAAAGAATTTGTTTTTATCGAAAGAGAAAGCTTTGATAGAGTAGATAGCAGAGGAAGAACAGCTAGAGTATCTATGGAACAAATAAATGTAAAGGAATAGAGAAAAAATGAATAAAAAAGAAAATACAATAAAATACTTCATGAAGGCATCAGAAAATGAGGAATTATTTACAACTATCGCAATGGAAGAATGTGCAGAATTAATTCAAGCAATAAGCAAAGCAAAACGAGGCAAATTGGATGCTGACAACATGGCAGAGGAAATAGCTGATGTACTAATAGGAATTGAATGGCTTAAAGAATTATATGATATTGATGCTTTAGAAGTACAAAAGTGGATAGCATATAAACAAAACAGAATCGCAAAAAAACTGGAAAATAGGGGGTAAGTATATGGCAGAGCAATACAGAAAATTAGGTGATAAAGATGAAATGTAAATACTTTAAAAAAGAAACTGGCGATAAATACTGCAGCAACTATTTAGGACCACAAATAGTAGGAGCATATGGAGAAGGAACGATTATAAAACATAACTGTAAAGATAAATGCAAGTATGTTGATTGTAAGAAACTTGAAGAATTACAAGGATTAAAAAGGGGTGATTGATTGATATTAAGTAGAGTAAATGAAATAGTACATATAGCTAAAATTTATATGATTGATATATAAGTTAGAGCCAATGCAAGCAATAGAATGTGCAATACAGGATGTAGAAAGATATTTGAAGGAGGAAGATATGAGAGAAAATTAAATTCAGAGGTCATAATGGAATTGAATGGTTATACGATTCACAAATTTCTATAATACCATATGGCAAAAAACGTACATTGTTTTTAATGCCGAAATGAAAAAAAATAAATCAAGCCAAAAATGATGTATGTAAATTGGGATAGTGTTAGTTATGTAGGACAATATAC